CTAAGGTCATAAAAACGAAAATATTGAGAGCCAAGAGCACCGTAAGCAGAATTAAGAGAAACTTTCTTAGCCAATTGTAGGTTGTTGTATCTTGCAATACGCTTTTCAATTTCATACTTCTTGGATTCATCTCGTTCATTTTCATACTCCTGTTTGGCTTGGAGATACAACTTTTTAAATTTCTTCCTATCTTCATACATTTCTTCCATCATAGCAGGCAAGAAACCTTGTTTGTCGGTACGAAAGAATTGACCATTAGGTGTCAATGTAACACCTTTCAATTTTGATGTATCAATTTGTTTAAGCAATAATTTATCAACACTTACACCTTGTGATAATACCTCACGCATTTCATCGGTATAGTTTTCAGGTTCAATTAAAGTTTCGGGACTTATGGAATATTGCATCATAAGGTGGGGGTATAAGCTATTGAGGTCAAAGCTAGCAACCCAATCGTGTGCACCAACTTGAACTTCTTTAACATATGCACCTTCAAATGCACCATCTTTTTCTTGTACATCTCTTGGAGGAACAACAATATTGTCTTGCATCAAACGATTATATGTCAATGCATCCCACATTCTAGTCTGTGCAAACACATCTTCATAGTTACATTTCGTATCGTAGGCCAAAGTCAAAGCCAATTCAATCAACTTCAACTTGTCTTCCAGTTTGATAATCAACTCAACGTCTTTGATGTTATATTCAATGAACTTTTGGAAGTTTAGACGATACAGTTGGTGTAGGTTGTCATACTCATCATAGGACAACTTGTTTTCACCAATCTCTGCATTAGCGATGGCATCCAAACGATAAGACTCCTGTGATTTACCATCAGGAGCATACCATCTGTATAGTTCAATGTAATCTAATGACGAAACGCCCATGATATCATATGCAGTCATTGGTCGGCCATTGATGACAGTCTTACGTTCACCAATATAATTCCATGGTGATAATTTCTTAGTCTCATCTTCGCCGAGAATCTTACGAAACCGATTAATCAAATATGGAATATCAAAGAACTTGGTGTTCCATCCAGTCAATACGTCTGGTGTGTTATGACCCCATTGTTGAATGAATTTCTTACAGAGAGTCCATTCATCTTTGCATTTTATGTAAATCTCTTTGCCTTGGACTTCATAATCACCACAACCAAAAACAAGAGTCGTGCCATTGATATACTTAATACAAATGGCGGTGATTGGTTCGTTAGCTAGATATGGGTCAGGGAAACCATTCTCAGAACCGACCTCAATATCGACTACACCAATGACAACCTTATCTTGTTCCCAATCGACCATGCCTTTGTGTTGTTCACCGATAAAGGCATACTCATAACGAGTGTTTCCATAGATTTTAGGTGCACCAATAACCTCATCAAACTTCTTAGAGTATTCTTTGGCCTCTTTGATGCTATCAAACTTCTTTTGCATTAGAGGCGTACCATCTAATGCTTTGAATTGTGCGTTTTTGTTGGATGGAATATAAAGTGATGGTTCATAGTCAATTCTTTGCTTGACTCTTTTGCCATTCATTACGCCTCGGTAGAGAATAGAACTACCAAAGCATTGGACATTAGTATAAAAATTAGACATTAACCTGTGATGATTTGTTTTGGAGTTGGAAGAACGATGCCTGAGCCAAAGATTTGATTATAGTTATCAATAAAATCTTGTGCTGGTACATAAGAGTATACTACACTTGTTGCTGGTATGTCAATGGTTGCATCTTTCTTTTGCGGTGAATGTAATGGGAATGGAGATAAACCTACGTTTGGTTGTCCGTCTTTACCACGAACAACTGCAATCCCTACAGGATTTTTTACATGCCATTGGCCTTCAAAAATAGAAGCTTCACCTAGAACGTCTTCTCCGCTTGTCAATTTTAATACTTTAATAGTCATTTTTTCTCCATAAAAGGTTTCGAGTATAAATACTTATTGTACATGAATTCATAAGAACATGCAAGGTGTTCGTGCCATCTTTACCATAATGATTAAATTATAAGGGGAAGTGGCTTTAAATGGATCCAATTACGCTATTTGCTATGGCTAATACAGCCGTGGCAGCCGTAAAAAAAGGTTGTCAACTATACAAAGATATTAAAGGTGCAGCAGGAGAGGTTAAATCCGTCCTGAAGGACCTTGACGACCAGTTCCACAAAGCACATCCTCCTGGCACTCCAGTTTCCGTAGAAGTTAAGAATCAATTCATACAAGAAAAGAATCGTGTCATTGAATTAAACAAACGTGGTGGCGAGACTACTGGTATCTATACTGAACTTGGTAATTACCTTGGCGACTTCTTTGATTCTATGACAAAATGTATGGCCGTGATTGAAGAAGAAGAAAGAAAGAACCGTGAAGAGTTATATGAGGGTGAATCGAGTCTAGGTAAACGTGCATTACAACTTGTTCTAATGAAGAAACAATTACAACAAATGCAAGTTGAGTTACGTGAGATGATGGTTTATAACGCACCTGAAGAATTAGGTGGTTTGTGGACTGATGTAAGTGAGATGATGAAGTCTATGGGGTCTGAGCAAAAGATTTTGCTAAAGAAAAAACTCCGTGACGAAGAAAGAGCTGCAGCCAGAAAACGTGCCAAATTAAAAATGTATATGACTGAACTATCTTATGGTGTTCTTGCATTTACATTAGTGGTTACGATGGTAATACTGATGGCATGGGTTTCACATGATAGAAAACAAAGATGGCCTGAACTAGAACCTGAAGTCATTGCTCAAAGACAGGCCGAACGTAAACGAATACACTTGTTGGAATTACAAGAATACGAACAAAAATTACAAAGAGAAGATGAAGAACTCAAACAACAATCAGAATGATGATGATATTGTTGAAGAAATGTCCTTTTCGGATTTTCTTATAGAATTACCGCTCAAATTCTTCTTTGCATTTATTGCATTTCTATGGACTATTGCAATGGCTGTAGTTATAATTTATGTTAAATTTGTAAGGTAATCAAGCGTAAGTGTCTTGTGTATTTGGTTGAACTTCATGCAGTAACTGGCCGTTCTGGTCATATACTTTAGCTGTATCTGCATCAGCACTATTAGCAAAGTTTCTGGCTTCTTCAAATGAACCAAACATATGATTATATGACTCTAAAATACCGTTAACCCATTTGTGTCTTTTTACCATGTGTGACATATAAAACTCCTTAAAGGAAGTATTTAGTCCAAATCTTCCTTGTCTTGTTTGTGTAGTTTGTTAGTTGAATTTGGTTCAACCAAACGTTTATTTTTGGATGGTGATAAGCACATTCAAGTTTATCAGCAATGTCTTTACTATCGGTGGCATCTGCATTGTATACATTAGAAGACCAAGGAATCTCTTTACTTCCTACCAATGGAACACCTTGTGAAATCAAATCTGCACCGACAATATTGAATGTTTCGGAGAAACTAACTTGTAATCCAATGTCCATGTTAGCACACAGTTCCAAGAATTGTTCTCTTGGTGTCCATTGGTGATTAATCAGTTGATGACCAGAATCGTCTAAATGCTCAAACATACCCCTAAGGTTATTGATGACTGCATCACCTTTCATTTCGATACGGCCTGCATTCACGTGGAAATTCAACTTCTTGCCAATCTTATTAGCAAAGTCTAAGGCTGCAATTGCTTGTACCATATGATTCTTCAATGGTCGAACTGCACCAAAACAAGCAATGTCTATTGTATCTTTGTTTCTATTGAATTCTTTTCTTACATATTCTTGTGGATAAAAATTAGGTAAGTATATAACTCTATTATCAATGATTAGGCCAGGATGTTTTGTTTGTAAAAATGTTTTAACTTCACGCATCATTCTAGGTGCATTAACACCAATCTTTACATTATCGTAACAAGAATATTCTGCAATCCAATCCATGGCCATGCCTTCACCTGCCATGAATGGCATCTCAGAATGAAGACGTATAATCCATTTTACTTTTGGATGTAATTTTGTAAGTACCGCAAACTTTGTTGGTACAACCCATAATGCTTCTATGATGACATGGGTTGGTTTATATAAGTTTACTTCTCTATCAATATCATTGTTGTCTGTACACACAGATAATTTTGACTCTATGCCACTTTTCTGTAACATATTATCCATAAATTTGGCTGAATTGTAAAGGCCTGTACTCAGGCCAATATTTTGATGCAATACGCTATTATAGTCTTCTCTGCGCTTGAGAAGAAACAGGACTCTGGCCATGATTATTCACCTAAAAATTTGAAGTAGTTTGTATATGGTTGCGGGACCCGGAGTCGCACCAGGAACTGAGGATTATGAGTCCTCCGTAATTCTGTTTTACTATCCCGCTATTGATATATATGCGAATACTATGTGTAGGATTTATTACTACAATATGGAGCGGAATGCCAGAATCGAACTGACAACAGAAGGTTGGAAACCTACAGTTTTACCATTAAACTAATTCCGCAAATTTGGAGCGGGTAGAGGGAATCGAACCCTCAACTAAACCTTGGCAAGGTCTTGTGTTACCACTAGCACCATACCCGCATCATGTTATCTATTATATAGGCTCCCAATTTAGAAGTCAAGCAATATAATGGTAAACTTGGTGCCTCGACTGTGAATTGAACACAGACTCCACCGATTATGAGTCGGTTGCTTTACCATTAAGCTATCGAGGCAAATTTGGTCCGCCGTAAGAGAATCGAACTCCTATTAAAGGCTTAGAAGACCTCTGTATTATCCATTATACGAACGGCAGTCAAATTGTTGTTTCTATTTCTTGGCAAATGCCTTGGTCTGTCCAAATGAATGTCAGTCTTTTATGTAGTGATTTAAAATCATATTCAATACTATGTTG